GTTCTTTTCTGTTACCTGTATCCATGATGTTTGAATTTTACAAACATCCTTCGTCTTATTATTTAATGTTATGTTAAATCTTACCTTTTTCATCATTAATTGGAAATCTTTATCCCATTGAATACCCATCGCTGTAATAATAATTGCATCTGATTTTGCAAATTTAAACGTACTAAATGCTTCTAATAAAAAATCCTTTGCCTTTTCGTAAGCCATTCTTAGTTCCGGCCTAAACATATCTCTTGTATTTAACTGATACGCTTCTATAAATCCATTACTATTTTCTTTTGTGAAAGATATTCTTTTCTGTGTGCCTAATGTAAATGCTACTATTTTCATGATATCTCCTTTATTACTAACACGCTTAATGTCTTTAACATCATTTTATTTATTTTCTTTCAATCTGAAACTTTCAGTAATAGGCACACCAGCCTCTGTTGGAATGTAAATAATTTGGTCTTTACTATCTTTCAAAGTATCAACCCATAACCAATGAATGTATGCCTCATTACCTTTCAATGATTGACCGATAATTTGATTTGCTTTTGCAGTACCCTCTGCACGTTTCACTTCTGCTTGTGCTAGGCTTTCAGCACTATCTAATTTTGCTTTAGCCTCTAATACTGCAACTTGTCTGTTCTGTTCTGCCCTTGCAAGTTCTGCCTCACCCGCCTTTTGTTGTTGCCACACCATATACATCGGAACACCAAACGCAAAACTCCAAACTACCGCACCAATCATAACTACTACCAATAAAGCTGATACAATCTTATTCATGTTTATTTCTCCTTTTATTTCCGTTATTTTATTCAAGCAAAAAATCACCACTAGCATAATAATCTTTATACTTAAAAAGTTGTTTTTCACAATTAGCACAAATACACCATTTTCATTTTTTCGTATTGTCGTATCATTTCTTGCCTGTACAGGTCTTTTGTTTTTAATTGATACGTTTCATCACATCTGCCGTTATGTTTCATATATGTTACTTTGGTATATTCTCCAAATGATATGCTTAACACTCTAATCATTCTATAACCCCCTTAATGCACGTTCTTTTGTTCGCCTTGCTTGTAATAATTGTTTTTGTTGCTTTTCTTCACATTCCCATTCACCACATATCGTCTTGTTTACTCGATTTGTATAGAACTTCTTTCCACACTGAATGCAATATCTTGTGTACTTATATACTCTCTCCATTCGTTCTTTGTTCTCTTTTTCTACTTGCTTTTTAGTCTTGCGTGGTACTACAGGTTTCCCTGCCATACAATCTGGACACCATGTATTATGATCTATTGGTGTATATAGTCTATCGCACCTATGACATTTTCTTTGCATCGTTTGCTCCTATTTATAATTTCCGTTTGAATCGATATAATCACCAATTCTATATAGTTCTGTTTCTTTCACTAAATATGCGCTATATCCATATCCATGTGATTTTTCCCATTTTCTAAATACTTCTGTCAATTCTTTGCTTAATTCACATAGATGTTCTTGCTTTACCTTTTTAAAATATACAAAATCACATTCAGCAAATTCTTCAGGTAAGTCATTATCTAGAAGATCATAAATTACACGCTCACCATCTACTTCTGGAACATAATAGTATGGATGCCCTATTTCTACGTAATCATCCAATACCTCTTCTTCTAAATATTCAACATTGTTCTTATCATCCCAACAATAGCTTTCATAGTAGTTTAAAAAGTCATCAATAGCCTCTTCAATGCTGCTTTGTGGACTACCAGCATCGCCATCGAAACTCCAACAATACTCGTTTTCATTTTTCACTAACATTTGCTCCACCTCAATCTCTTACTGTGCATCCGTACTTTGCTTTTCGCATCTTATGTTTTATCATTCTCACATTGTCCCCTACATATCTATATGTATCAATTTCTTTGTATCTCTCTTTATTTCTCTTATCTAGCTTTCTTCTATATTCTAAATAGCTTTCACATTTACTATGGCAAGCTACTTCTCTAAACTTGCATCCTCTGCATGGTACATCCATAGTTTCCTCGCCCATTGATTAAATTTACGGTTTACCTTGTAAGCGTTTCTTTTTATGCTTGCAGTTTGTAATTTATCAGAAGGAATTATCACGTATCCCCAACGTGGTATGAATATCTTTTTCCCTTCTTTAGTCCTGCACTTTACAATATGATCATGTGCTTTGCATACATTCATGTATCTATCATTCATGGTCATACCCCTCTAATTTATTTCCTATTACTTTTGCATTTCCGTTATTCATAACAAATGCTAAATCAAAATCTAGTACCGCATCAGATTGTTGATGATTGATTGCTTTGCATCGCCATTGAAATTTATCTGTACTGTAATATACTTCCGCTACCAATGGAGTTTCTTGTACTGATTTACAATCAAACTCTATATGGTCCTTTTCGTATATCCTCTTCCCTGTGATGTCTCTAGCTTCACTTCCTCTACATAGTGTTCCATCTGCAATTGGTATCCATGCATAGTTATCATTTTGTATTGCCAACAATCTAATTTGTGAGTAGCTTTGCTTTATTTCATCACTACTCACCCATTCTGTTTTATTCGTTCCTAATCTAAGGCCTTTATATATGAGCGGTTTCATGCTACCTCCTCACATATGGCTTTAATACCACGTTTTTTTAATAACTCATGTATCATCAATCTGCCTTTTTGTGTCCATCGTGTTGATACTTTACTTTCTAATCTTCCATCTGAAGTTACATATGTATGTGTTTTTGTTTTTGTGTATCCGTTGTGCATTAGATCACTATACAAAATCCATTGCCCATTTACATTACGTTGAATATGGTCATCATGTAGTATCTTATTTAACGCTATGGCACTTAATCCATAATCTGCAGCAATCTGTGTTACAGTCATTGCATTTTGTGAACTTAGAATTTTATCAACATAATCTATCTTTGGTTCATATTCTGCAATCTGTTGTTTCTGTTGCTCTATGATTGCCTTTGATTGATTATGGGCCTCTACTTCATCAGCATATAACCTCAATGCTTCTTGTAATGTCTTTGGAATGTTTAATTCATAACTACCAGTTTTTCTAATTTGTGGTAATACTTCACTAGTTACCCATCTTTTAAATTTCTTCGCACTTGGCATCTTTGATTTTAGTATTAGCGAATATAATCCAGATTCATTGATAAGATATGTCTCTCTGTTTTGACCTGTATCGGCAATTTGCCAACGCAGCTTATCTTCTTCATCAATGTGTTTTCTGATTGCATCTGCAGTATCTTTATATCCCAATGCATTTGCTACACTCTTGGCCACAAAGTACACTTCATTTTCAATAGTAATGGTCCTTAGTTCCCCAAACTCATTACTACTAAAAAGTGTTGTTACTTGATTCATAACTTCGCCCCCTATCGGTTTTGAACACGTACTGGATTATAAGCAGGACAATCTTTACATTCTTCCTTTTTTAGCCAATATATAGTACCTGTTGTTTTTCCCTTAAATAGCTTTATTGATGTTTTTCTTTTAGGACATGAATCTTTTACCCATAATGCTCCACTTTTAGAAGGTCCAAACGAATGACTACATACTTTCTTTGGTCTACCTCGTTTCATTATTGTTTTCTCCTAAAATGGAATTTTTTCATCTTCATCAAAATTATTGAAATTACTTTGACTTTCATTTTGTTTAAGTCCATATGTAAGGTTTTGTGCCACTACTTCTGTTACATATCTTTTTGCGCCTGTTTTATCTTCGTAGGATCTAGAACGTAACTCACCTGCTACTGCTACAAAATCACCTTTCCGTAAACCGCTATATACTTCCGCATCAACCCAACATACAATGTTGTGATAGCTTGTACTTTGTACTTCATTTACGTATTTATTTGTTGCCATTCTAAATGTAAGTACTGGCTTTCCTGTTTTTGTATATCTTAATTCCGCATCAGCTACTACATTACCGCTTAGGAATACTTGATTTATATTTAGCAATTTGCTTTTCCTCCCACTTTTTACATTCACTACTAATTACGCATATAGAAACTATTGCCATTCCTAGCACTATCCCTATTACGATTCCTATTCCTAGTAATTCCACTCTTTACCTCCTCAATCTTTATCAATCTATAGAACCTGTAAGGATACCCTTCCTCTGATACATCCTCTACTACGCTATCTGTTTCTACGTAGTACCCATTTGGTGGCTGTATATAATCTCTCCACTCACTTGGTTTTAGGATTTCTGTTTTTACTTTTGGTTTTTCTAAATTCTTGCTACTGTTCCACCTGCGCTTAAATGCATCTTCTTTATCTGAATAACATGCACTCCGTTTTTCTTTTACGAAGTAGCTTGCTATTTTTACTGCATCTTCTGCTCTGCCTTGATACAACATCAGCTTATGCATCCCATAGGGCCACAGTTCATTCAACTCATCTGAATATAGTTCTGCATTGTTGATGATCATGTGGAAATGTATTCTTGTTTTTCCTTCCGCTATGTAAATGTATTTCAATTCTTTATCCAGTTTTTTATATCTTCGTTTTAACCTTCTTATAAAATTCTGAATATCTTTCTTTGCATCTTCCCATGTGCCTGGCTGTTCCTTATATGTGAGTGTGATATAACAATCATTTGTATTGAAATTGTTATCAATCAACATACGCAGCATTGCTTCTGCTTGTTTTTCATTTTGCTTTTTCATAGCTTCTGGTGTGATGTTTTTCTTTTTTACACGCTTGCCATTCTTTCTGTATGTTCTTGATGTGTGATAATCAAGCACCTCTATCATATTTTTTGATATTATTTTTTTACGCTTCCTCATTCGTAATTACTCCCATGGTCGATTTATTAATATGTTATATCTAGTTAATTAAGAAACACCTCTATAACAGGTATTTCCTATCTTTATCGCTCCATGTATGATATAATTACATTAGGTTAGTTACGTAATTTACGTACATGAATTGGCTGCTTTAATTAGTGGCCTTTTCTTTTTGCCTTGGATACTTGCAATACATGTCCCCTTTTTCAACTTCTAAATACTGACATGCATCGCAATGTTCCATGCATATAGCCCCTTTAGCCTGTCTACAGTATATGTAGGCACGGCTTTTTTTATTTTCTTCATTACAGATTGCACAATATGGTTTATTCATTTAATTCACTCCATATGTTGTACCTAACTGATTCCATTAGTGATATATCACCTTCTCGTATAGGACCATTCCCTGTGATTCTAATATTCCAACCATCTTGTTTTTGTTTTAGAAAAATGATTCTTCCATTTCCTAGAATTGAAAAATTTAGTAGTCCGCCTTTTCTGTTATAAGTTATTGAACTAATCTTTTCTCTTAGTAGTTTTATCTCTTAATAATATATTCCAGCCATGTAGAAACTCTATGCCTCCACATAGTCCTAGAATCATTACCCATAACACCAACTGAATGTTGGTGATAATGTCTAGCTTTGTTCTCATTGTTATGCCCCCTTTAACCACTTCATATTCTGGCCCTTCATCCATGCTTCGAATTTATCTACATGAACCAGCGTTTGTTGTGCCCCTAATTGTAGGCATATATCATTAAACTTTCCTTCATTGCGGATCATATCTACTCTTCTGTAGATATACAT